AAAAATAAGAGTATATTGTAAGAGCATGGCAGGTTTTCACACAAAGACATTTATGAAGCACGACGATTATATGACCCCGAAGTATGCGTGGGAAAATATTAAAAATTATATTCCAAAAGACAAAGTTATCTGGGAGGCATTTTATGGTGACGGCCAATCTGGAACATTCTTGAAGGAACTTGGTTTTAATACCATTCACGAAGAGATTGATTTCTTTGAAAATAATAAAGGAGATATTATTGTTAGTAATCCGCCGTTCTCCAAGTCCAAAGAAGTATTAACAAGACTAAAAGAATTAAATAAACCATTTATTATGATATTGCCTTCTTCCAAGATTAATACGCAATATTTTAGAAACTTATTTGCGGATTGTGAGGATAAGATACAACTAATAGTTCCTAGAAAGAGGATACATTTCCAAAAACTTGTTAATGGTAAAAGACCAGAGAAATGGAAGAATGCATGTAACTTTGACTGTTTCTACTACACTTGGAAACTTGATTTACCTAGAGATATCATTTGGTTAAGTGATGATGAATGTGTTGAATTAGTCAAGAACAAGAAGAAGGATAAATGAGGAAGTCAAGATTTAAGTAATTAATATTTTATAAAATTGATTTAAAAAATATTTTCTTTATAATTATTATAAGATGAGTTCTTTAGGAAGTATGAAAACGCACATATTTTACGGTAATGGTGAAAACCATTTTAGAAAAATTAAAATACGATTTTGTGATGATAAATCGTGTGATGAAATATTAAAAAAGTTAGGAGAGGATAGATCAAGTGTAAAAATTAGATATGAAAGACCTACAGAAAAAACAGTAAGAGAAAACAAAGTTTGCTGGGGTCTTTTACCTAAATTAACTGTTAATCCACCTCATGCTGAACTAGTTGTTGCTTTTGAAAATCAAGAAAAATTAGAAGAGTTTTATGAAAAAATCCTTAATAAACCTTATAAATGGGAGAGTGGAATATTCTATCCACATAAACCAAGGTCATATCCACTTGATGCTTACTGGTTATCATCTCTTCCAGATTGTAATAAAACTAATCAATATCCATTATCTATTATCTCCAAAGGAAGATACCAACCGGAAAGGAGTTTAACTCATAATTGGTTTTCCAAGCACAAGATTTTACATTGGGTATTTGTTGAGTGGTGTGAATACGCACAATATAAAAAAAATATGAATGATGATTATACCATTGTAGTTCCTATGCCTCCAGAGTTAGATAATCTAGGTCAAGGTTCAATTCCAGTAAGAAATTATGTAGATGCCTTTTGGAGAGGAGATATTAAGACTCCTCACACCTCATGTAGGCAATTTCGTAGAGAGTTGCCTACCGATAACGGCAAGTATTGGTTAATTGATGATAATATAAAAGCATTTTATCGCTGGGAAAAAAATACAAGAAGAGAAATTAGAGATACAACACCATTTAGGGTCTTGGAAGATTTTGCTAAAAGATATAAAAATCTATATTTATCTGGATTTCAATATAAATCATTTCTTCCAGAAATATCTAGAGCAAGAACTTGTGTTATAAAGAATACAAGAATATATAGTTGCATGTTAATATCAACTAAATTGAAAGATATTCTTGATGGAACTCTATGGAGAGGAAAATACAATGAAGATACAGATTTATCATTACGATTATTGAAAAAAGGTTATCCAACTATTTTACATCAACAGTTTCTATGTGATAAAGCAACTACTAAATCTATTCAAGGAGGTAATACATCATCAATATATGAAGATGATGGATTAGAGAAAAAAGTTGATAGTTTGATTAAACAACACCCCGATGTTGTAAAAAAGACATTCAAGTTTAAAAAGGTTCATCACCAAGTTAATTATAAACCATTCAAGTATCCTAATAATAAACTTATTACAACAAGAAAATGGAAAAGAATGATAGAGAATGCATTAACTTTTGAAAATAATTATGCATTAGTAGCATATACTGCTGATGGTAAGGCAATTATTGAAAATTAATAACAAAGTTTCCAGATTGTTTCTTGATAGTAGTTATACAATCTTTATTTAATTTTTCTTTACATCTAGTTGTTTTTCCACTTCCAAGATTGTATTTCCTTTTCATATAATATTTCTTCATATATTCTCTTCTCTTTTCCTTTTTCTGTCGCTCTGTTAATTTAATATCACTCATTTATATATATGACTGATATTAAAAATAATCGTCTTTGTTTATTATGTAATAAAAAAATTAAAAAGTTTGCAAAATGGAATGATGATGTAGTTAGACCAATACATCGTTCTTGTTGGCTTAATTTTAGAGATTTTGGTGATAGACATTATGATTTCCTTTTCTGTGGAGATAGAAAGAACCAAAAGAAAACCATAGTTGTTGAACCTAAAAAAGATTCTGAAAAATAATCATGGAGAGAAAAATATCAATATATATATAAAATGAGTTATAGAATAAGTAACTATTCTAAAAAACAAGCAAAAAAGTTAGGAGTTACAATTCGTCCTTCCAAGACGAAGGGAAAAAAAATTGATGTTTTTAAAAAAGTGAAAGATAAAAAATCTGGAAAAATGATTTTGAAGAAAATAGCAAGTATTGGTGCGCTCGGCTACGGCGACTATCCAACTTTTACTAGAGAAAAGGGTAAAGAGTTTGCTGATAAAAAAAGGAAAGCGTATAAAGCAAGACACGAAAAGGATAGACATGTGAGAGGTTCAGCAGGATTTTACGCAGATAAAATATTATGGTAACAAAAATAATTTTGTATCTATTTATTATAATGAATAGTTACAATAGTGCTTTAAGTGCTTACGCTCAATCTGCTGGAGAAATTAATTCTAATCTCGCTGGTTACAGAAGTGATGTTGATAGAGTAAAAGGTTTAAATAAACAGTTAAAAGAACAAGCAGAATCAACTATTGATTTAAATGCTTTAAAAGGTATTGGTGAAGAAGCCGCCATAAGGGCATTTAAAACTTATGGTGGAAAAGCACTTGCCTTTGTTGATAATAAACTTTTAGGTGGTAGAGTGCAGAGTGATACAGAAGGATTGAAAAACATGATTGAAAAGAAAGGAAAATCTCTATATCAATCAGCAAGACAACGAATGTCCGGTGGTGGAGAAGAATCTGGTGAAGGTGAAAATGGTGTAGAACTTCAAGATATTGAAGGTTCTGGAGATATTGATACTGGTTCAATTAGAGTAGGAAGAATGCAGGGTATTGGTGAAGACAGTAATGGAGGTGTAGATGTAGAGGGTAATTTAGGAGATGAAGCATTAGTTGAAGAACCTGCTGAAACTGTCGGTTCATTTGAAGATTTCATGAGTCAGTTTGATACTCCTATGACTGATACTGGTGATATTGATTTTGAAAGAAGCACCAATCAGTTACAGATGGGTTTGGAAGACCGACGATCAAGACAGTTACGAGATACTCCAGAGGAAAAACAAGATGTAGGAGAAGAAACAAAAGAAGATGAAGGAGGTGAAGAAGGTGGAACAGAAGAACCTCTAGAAGGAACAATGGAAGATGGAGTAGAAGATTTAGGTGATACTGCTACTGGAGCATTAGAAGATGCTACATCTGGTATATCAGATGGTTTATCAGCATTAACTGGAGCAGGTGTTGATACGGCTGTGGATAGTGGTGTATCTGCTGGACTTGAAGGTGCTGGAGCCGCACTTGACGCCACGGGTGTTGGCGCAGTAATTGGTGTTCCACTTCAGATAGCGGGAGCCGTGATAGAAGGCGGTGCATTAGTAGAGGCCGCAAAGAGTGTTTGGGATTGGTTTGATGATGATATTCTCGGTAATAAACCTAAACCACCTACAGTTGCTTTACCAAAACTTCAACCTACTCTAGCACAAAGAGGATTACTCATTACTCCTAATATGGATACATTGGACCAACAACCTTCCTATGGTGGATTTTAGTTATAATATTATAAGAATATTTAGGCATTTTTAATATTCGTAAAAATTGATTTAAAAAAATATAGTTATAATATTATAAGGAAATGGAAAATGTGGGGGAAAATGAAAATAATAATCTATATACATATTATATGAATTACGAAATACTTCGTCCTATAAGAATTAGAAACGATGGAACTGTTTCTCAAGTATCTCAACGAAGAATTAGACGAGAATACAATATTAATTTTAGAGGTAGAATATCTCAACAAGAAAGAAGAAGAAGAGTTTTATTTACAGCAAGACAATTAAGAAATCCAGAAGGACCACGATTTAGGAATGAACGAACTGCTTATAGATATCTTGCTAATTTATTTAATGAAGCAGTTGAAATTAATAATGAAGTATCAAGGCAAAATAGACGAGAATATGAAGAGGTTCAAGATCTTGTGAGAAATTATGTTATTAATGATAATGTTACAGCATCAGCACCAATAACTCGTAGAATGATTAACAATCTTGGACTTAAAGTTATTTTAGAAACAATAAGACAAAATGTTGGTCTTCGTAGAGTAGTTTTGGAGATTGATTTAATGGACCAAGGTCCTAAAAATATTACTGTTAGACCAGAAGTATGGAATGATTTACTAAATATTCTTGAAAATTATGAAGAATATACAGATAGTGATGGATATAATGAATGGTTAAATGAAATAGATATTATTACTAGTATTACAATAAAAGATGTTAAACACACTAATGCTAACCAAAATGCTAATGGTAGTTTCTTCAAGTATTTACATAAAACACCTTTTAACTTGAGAAAATATGGTATTTATACTGAAGTTGAAAAAGAAAATTATACTGATAATTGTTTAATTCATTCATTAAAACAAGTAACCGGAATTGATAAAAAAGCAATAGATGCTTGTAAAGGAATGATGTTTAATCGTGCTATTCCTATTAGTAAATTAAATAAAATCGCAGATGTTATTGGAATGAATATTAGATTAATGAAAAAGGATAATAGCAAAAAATCTAATGTTTATGGGTCACATGTATATGAAAAAGAAATCAAGATTGGACTAGTAGATTCACATTACTTTATTATTGATAAAACTAATTTTACATCTTATGCTCTAAAAAATTATAAAGAATTATCTAGTCAATATGAAACTATTGATGAATGGAGAACTATTTATAAAATGAAAAAGAAGAAAGATAAATATTATCCAGAAAGAGATGAAAAAAGATGCATTAATTCTTATCAAGCAATAAATATGTTATTTGACTCTAAAGATGAATATTTAACTCCTATTGGATATGAAGCAGAAATATTTGGAACTATTTATTATGATAAAGCAGTTAATTTCATCAATGAAGATGCTGTAGGATTAGATTATGATGAAGAATATTGTTTAAAATTAAATGATTATGATGTTGAAAAAGAAAATAAAAAAGCAACTAAATCACTTGGATTTAAAAATATATTCTTTGATTTTGAAACTAGTAAAGCAAAAATGAAAGATTATGGAATACATAATGAAATAGAAGAATTAAAAAAAGAGTTTCATAAAAAAAGAAAACCAAAATATTATCATGAAAAATTACAATCATTAAACAATAGATTATGGAGAACAATACATAGACCTTATATGTGTTGTGCTAGATGGTATAGTGAAAGCAGGAAACAAGATGTAAAAATATATGCTATTGGTGATGACTGTGGTAAAAAAATATTAGAAATGGTTTGTGAATTAGGTGAGGCAAAAAAATATAGAATGATAGCACATAATGCTGGTTTTGATTATAGATTTATGATGAAATATTTATTTGCTGACGAACAAAAAACCAAGGGTAATGGATTAATGAACGCAAAAGGAAAGTTCTATTATAGTAAAACCAAGACATCTTATGATTTTGAGTTCAAGGATAGTTATAAACTAATTACTATGCCCCTTCGTGATTTTGGTAAATGTTTTAATTTACCTCAAGAAAAAGAAGTAATGCCTTACTGTTTATATAATGATTATAATAATTTATTAAAAGGATTTGTTCCAGTTGAAAAAGCAAAAGAAGAATTAGGTGATAGTTACTGTGCGTTCTTGAGTAATGTTAGACAACTAGGTTTCCAAAAAATAAATGAAGCAGGTGTAGAATTATTTGATGTAATGGGTTATGCTAGATATTATTGTGAAAGAGATTGTGAAGTCTTGATGTATGGATATGATACATTTAGAAAATGGTGCTTAAAAGATGAGGTTATTCAGATTGATGTGAATTGTGTATGGACTATAGCATCACTTGCTAATAAGGTTCTAATGAAACACGGTTGTTTTGAAGATGTATATCAAGTTGCTGGTAGAGTAAGACATTTTATGCAGAAATGTGTAGTAGGTGGTAGATGTTGCACTAGAGATAATAAGAAATGGTTGGTAAAAGAAAAGATTGCTGATTTAGATGCGGTTTCATTATATCCTTCAGCATTTTATAGAATGAAAGGATTTTTGAAAGGAAAACCAAAAGTAATTCCAGATGGTGATTGTAATGATGATTTTATAAATAAACAAGATGGTTATTTTATTAAAATTAGAATTACCAAGGTTGGGAAAAAATATCATATTCCTTGTATGTCTTATGTTGATGAAGTAACTGGTATAAGAAACTGGAGTAATGATATGGTAGGAAAAATATGTTACATTGATAAAACTACACTTGAAGATTGGAAAAGATTTCACTTGATTGAATATGATATTTTAACCGGATATTATTACAATAATGGTAGAAACTCCACCATAAATGGTGTAATTAAAAAGATATTTGATTTAAGATTAAAAAAGAAAGCAGAAAAGAATCCAATTCAAGTTGTATATAAATTAATCATGAATAGTGCTTATGGTAAAACAATATTAAAACCTATTGATACAGAAGAAAAAGTAATCAAGGGTGAAGAGGAAAAAGATAAGTTTCTAGATAGACATTATAATGCTATTATTGAATACTATAAGGTTTGGGATAGTAGAAAAAAAGCAAAACCAAAATACATTTTCAAGATACAAAAAGATATAATGGAACATTTCAATAATGCTCCAGTAGGTATAGAATGTTTATCTATGAGTAAAAGGATTATGTTTGAACCTATGTGTTTAGCAGAGGATATGGATATTAATATATATATCACAGATACTGATAGTATGCATATTGAATATGATAAAGTTCCAGATTTGGTAAAAGAGTTCAAGAAAAAATATGGTAGAGATTTAGAAGGAAAACAATTAGGTCAATTACATATTGATTTTGACTTGGACGGTTGTAGTGGAGAAATATATAGTAAGCAATCAATATACTTGGGAAAAAAGTGTTATATGGATATCATAGAAGGAATGCATTATAGTGGTATGTTAAATGAAGGTCATCATATTAGAATGAAAGGAGTTCCTAATTCTACATTGTATTATACTGCTAATAAATATAGTGACGGTGGTGGTGGTGATACTAAAAAATTATGGGATTTATATGAACGATTATTCAATGGTGAAAAAATAGGATTTGATTTACTAGAAGGTGGAAAAAGAGTTAATTTCAAGTTTAATGGTGATATGACGATTGGATATATGAAAGAGTTTGAAAGAGTATTAAGTTTCAGTAGTGAAAAAGGAGAACTTCACAAAGTGATTGAGTAAAATATCACTTAAAATAATATATAATTATAATATATATATGGAAATATCAACCAATGGTGACGCAATAAAAGCACTTATTGAACTTGAGGAAACTTTATATGAAAAGTTTAGAGAAGTTCAGCAAAAGAAAAATGATATGATTATGGAGATGTTATCTCACGGTGAGTGTAGATGCACTAATTGTGGGAGAAGAATACATAAAATAAAAAATAGTTTTTTTATCAAGCACGAATGTAATACATGTCATGTATCAACAGATATTGAAAAGAAAAATAGAAAAGGTATTTATCAACTTATTGACGGTAAATGGATTAAAACCAAGTATTCACAAAATGGTTGGTGGTGGAATAAACATTTATCTAATTAATTTAATATATGGAGAGTCAGAATCCACATATTAAATGGACTAAAAATCTGGAAGCATATTTGAAAGAGGTAGGAGAACATAGTTTATGCTTGTCTATGTTACATAAATCTTGTGAAAGTAAATACTCACAAAAGGCACTAATGATTGATTTACCAGTAATTATTCTATCTACTATCTGTGGTAGTTTAACATTATCAGCAAAAAATCTTTTTGGTAATGAATATGAAGATGATGCTTTAAAAATAGTTGGTGGATTATCATTAATAACATCAACTCTTGGAACAATACAAGCATATTTTAGTTTTAGTAGAAGAGCAGAAAATCACCGGAATAGTTACTTGGAATACGCAAAATTATATAGATTTATCAAGGTAGAATTAGGATTACCACGAGAATCAAGAATAAGACCAAAAGATTTATTGAAACTTGTAAATGATAATTTTGAAAGATTGAATGAATTATCACCACTAGTAGATAAGAAATCAATAAAAACATTCAAGGGTAAATATAGAAAATCAACGATTGAAAGACCACCAATAGTCAATGGTCTAGAAGAAATAGGTATATATACCAATAGTGAGATTGAAGAAACCGAACAAGTAAATGTTGTTATTGGTTCGGCGGGCAATAGGCCCGCGTCGCAGGATCTTGAGGAAGAGCAACAAGATTTAATTGTATAGGTTCGTCCATTTCTAGATTAAACATTAACCATTCTTCATCTAAATCATCTTCTGTTTCAGATTCATGGAGAGAAATTATTGGTTCTTCTTGAACTTGTAACATATAATCTTTTATTGGAAATAATCCATTTTTCATAGCAAGATAATGAGGTGGTGATTGCTTGTAAGACAAGATTTTTACTTTTAATTCTATTGGTAATTTTTCAATAATTTCACACATCATATATTATATAATGCAACATATTTATAATATATTTAAAGAAAAAGAAGTTTTTCAAGGTGGATATATGAGGTATTTAAAAAGTGACTTGAAACGAGAACTTAAACGAGGTTCATATATTTTCCAAGATGGTGTCTATTTATCTTGGGTTGTAAAAAAAGATTGTATTAAAATTAAAAAGTTCGTTAGTAAAACAGAAAACAAGGGGAACGGAACCAAGATATTTAGCATTTTTCTCTCCATGTTTCCAAAATTAAAAAAAATATTAAAAGTCCAAAAGAAAAATCATAACGCAATAAAGTTCTATGAGAAACATAATTTTAAAATAGTTAAACTTGAAAAAGATTTTATATTCATGGAATGTAATGAGTGATAATTATGATATTATTCCGGTTTCTGTGATTGAACCAAAAAGAGTTGGTCGCAAAGGTATTAGAAACAAGAAGATTAAAGCAAGATATAGTTCTAGAAGTGAATATAGTCCATATCCACTTGAAGTAGGTTCATTATGTGCTGATTTCTTCTGTAGAGATTGTAGTTTAATTTTTGACCCTTTTGCTGGTTGGGGTGAAAGAAATGTAACTTGTGATAAATATAATAAACCATATATCGGTTATGATATTTCTCCAGAAGCAATAGAATATGCTAAAAAGAAGTTCAATGTAACTAATTATCTTGGTGATAGTAGAACTGAAGAAATACCACCACACGATGGATTAATTACTTGTCCGCCGTATTTTAACTTGGAAAGATATAAAGGTGATAATAATTTATCTAGATTAAAAAATTGGGACGATTTCTTGGAACAATATGAATTAATACTCACAAGATCCGCCGAGAAAGCATTACCTAATTCAACTTATTGCTTGATGGTTGGTGATTGGAGAGCAAAAAATATATACTATAATTTATCCTATGAAACAGAGAGAATAATGTTAAAACTTGGATTTAAAACACACGACAAAGTTATTATTAACCAGAAACCAATTACTCCATATTTAAGATTACTAACTAATGCTAAAAGGTTCGGTTATACTGCAAAGGTTCATCAATACTTATTAGTTTTTAAGAATTAATCTTTTTTCACATATTTTAAAATGTTCTTGGTTTATTTCTATTCCAATAAAATTAACATTTCTATTTTTACATGCTTCACCAGTTGAACCAGAACCGGAACAAATATCCAAGCAAGTATCACCTTCTTCAGCATAATATTTCAAGATATGCTCTATTAATGGAACTGGTTTTTCTGTTAAACATCTAATCTTTTTATTATGTCCTCTTACAGCATCACAATTAATAATATTTATTGGTAATTTTGGTTCATAATATTTATTTATTCTTTTACCTTCTTTCTTTGTTCCTAATCCACCTACACAACTATCTTGCTTTGTCCTTACTACTTTATGATGATTTTTAACCAAGTATTTTGGTTGTTTCTTATAAAATACTAGTATATATTCAGTTGATTTACCAAATCTTTTAAAACTCAACATTGGTGTTGTTGTCTGATTCTTATTCCAAACAATCTCATACTTGAAATATTTTGGTTGTGAATTAATTAATGTAACAGCATATTTCATATCAGCAAACATAAATACTGGTGAATTAGATTTTGTTATTCTCCATATTTCTCTCCACATTTCAGCCAGATTGATTGGTTTATCCCAAGATAAAGTTTTATTTCCAAGACCATAAGGTAAATCAGTAATAACTAAATCTATACTATTATCACTTAAATCTTTCATTTTTTCAATACAATCACCTTGAATTAATCTTATCATATATTATAAAGAAACAAGATATTATATTTTTCTCTCCATAACTTATATGCCCTTTAAGATTGAGAAGAAAAAAGATAAATGGAAATTATATAATATACACAAAAAGGTATATGTTAATAAATCATTTAATAGTAAAGAAACTGCTATATCTGCTGGTAAAGCATATATGAGATATAGAGGTGAAAAACCATATTTAAGTGGAAATAAACTCTTGAATAAAAAATAGTGTATTCTAGTAATATAATGAAATTACTAGAATTATTTTCTGGAACTCAATCTATTGGAAAAGTAGCAAAAACTAAAGGATACCAAGTAATTAGTTTAGATATAAATGATTACAATGGTAAATATATACCAACACACAAAGTTGATATACTTGATTTTGATTATAAAAAATATCCTCAAGATTACTTTGATATTATATGGGCCTCACCACCTTGTGTGCATTATTCCAGATTACAATATTCTTGGTTAGGAAGAAAAAAAAAAATAAATGGTGATTTAGTTACTTTTACAAAAGAAATGTTGGAGAGAAATATGGATATTTCAGATAAATGGGTCTTGAAAGTCTTGGAAATTATTGATTATTTTAATCCAAGATCTTGGTTTATTGAAAATCCAGAGTCAAGTAACTTGAAAAATAGGCATTTTATGAAAGATAAACCGTATTATGATGTAGATTATTGTAGATATTGTGATTGGGGTTATAGGAAACGCACAAGAATATGGACTAATAAAAAAGATTTTTGTCCTAAAAAATGTAATTATAAATGTGGAAACTTGATACAAGGAACTAGAAGACATAAAGCAGAGATTGGTAATGATATTCTTGGTCTAGATAGATATAGAATACCTCCTAATTTATTAAATGAATTATTTTAAAATCTTTAGACAATATATATGCCTATGGGAAAAGGAACTTATGGTAATAAGAGGGGTCGCCCTCCTATGAAAAAAACAACTATGAAAAGACAAAGTGCTACTGATAAACTTCATGAAGCACAAGGAATGAAAGGAATGAAAAAAGGAATGAAATCTAAATCTAGAAAAGGTGATAAAGATTTTACAACTAAAAAGGGTGATAAAGATTTTCACGAAAAAGGAAAAGATGTAAAGAAAAAACGCTCACCATATCAAGCATTCGTATCTAAACATCGTAAAGCAGGAAAGTCAATGAAGGAGATTGGTTCTATGTGGAGGAAAACAAAAAAATAAATATTTAGATATATTATAATGAAAAAGACCGGAATATGTTACAAGACTATTAAAGGACAAAACAAGGATTCCAAACATGATGACTATGCAACACCACAATATGCTTGGGACGAAATTATTAATTTTATACCTAAAAATAAAACGATTTATGAACCGTTCTATTTAGATGGCGGAAGTGGTGAGTATTTAAAATCACAAGGTTTAGATGTAATTCATAGGCCCATTGACTTTTTTGAAAATGCTAAAAACCTTGATTATGATTTTATTTTATCTAATCCGCCTTATAGTGATTGTAAAGGATTATTCAAGTTTCTTAAAGAACTTGATAAACCATTTATGTTACTATTACCAACAGTTAAATTACATACGAATTATATATCTAATTTTTATGATGGAACAAATACACAAATAATTATACCTAGAAAGAGAGTTCATTTCTTGAAATATGAAGATAAGAAACCAGTAAAAGATTGGAAGAATGGAACATCTTTTGATTGTATATGGTTTTGTTATAAGATGAACTTTACCAAGGATATTCAATATGGTAAATAACATTTTTCTCTCCATTTATATTAAAATGGCCGTTCCAAAGGATAAAAAATTATATGAGAGTGTTAAAAAATCAATATACAAGAAAATACCAAAACATTCAGCATATCGTTCTGGATTGTTAGTTAAAACTTATAAGGAAAGATATAAAAAGAAATATGGTAATAGTGATGCTTATGTTGGTAAAAAGAAAAAGAAGAAAGGTCTTGACCGCTGGTTTAAGGAAGACTGGAAAAACCAAAGAGGTGGAAAAGGTTACAAGAAAAAAGGTGATATTTATAGACCAACAAAAAGAGTAACCAAGAATACACCAGTAACTATGAGTGAATTATCCAAGAAAGAAAAAGAAAAAGCAATGAGAGAAAAAAAGAAAACTGGTAGAGTAAAAAAGTTTAAAAGTGATAAAAAATAATTTTTTTGAATGTTTTAGAGAAATTATTTTATTTAGGATATGTATAATGGACTTTGTTGCTAGTCAGTATAACAAGACTATTCCTTCTAAATCTACCTTTTCTCCATCAGACCATCAGTTGGAGTATAAGGACGGCGAAACAGTTCGCTTTGAAATACCAGCCTTTAATGCGTTTATTGACCCTAGACAGACCTACTTAACTTTCAAGGTCCGTGTAGATAACGCACCTGCTGTCGTCACATTTTCCAAGAAATGTGGAATACACAGCCTTATCAGCCAGATTCGTTGTTACGACATGAACTCCAATCTTCAACTAGAAACCATACAGAATTACGCCGAACTCGCAGAGAAACTACACTATTATAGTGAAAATGAAACTGTAAGAAATAAACGAGGACTTACTGAACTTTTAGAACCAAGTTCTAGAGATTTTGATGGTGTTCTATATGATGATTTTCCTTCTAGAAATGGTGATAAATCTATGCTTTTCAACAGTTACACTACTGGTCGTCAAGCAACTTATGATTACAATGTATCAACCACAGCGGATCCAAACACTTGTGAAGTAGCAGTTCAGTTATATTCCGGTATTCTTGGTGCTTTATCACAGAAGATGATGCCCGCGGGATTACTCACGCGTGGCCTAAGGGTTGAAATTGACCTTAATTCAGCAAAGAAATCATTAGAACTATGGAGTGGTGCTGGTATCTGTAATAATGATGGAACACTTGCTAGTGATATTATTGAAAGTCACAAGTTCGGTATTCAGTCGGCTGCTGGAGGTGCTGGAGCACTTACATCAATTGATTTATATACTGAAAAAAACCCCGGTTTTTCACAGATTACGGCGCAGGCTGCTGGTGCGGGTCAAGCACCTACACAACCTGCTATTGATGCTGGTTGTCTTCCAGTTCGTAACCAATGTTGTGGTGCTCTCAATCTTCTAGTTGGTAAAACTGTTCGTGGTTTTAATAATGCTAATCCTCCAGTTTTAAAAGATATTGGTGTAATTACTGCTGTTAAATGTAACGCAGGAGAAAATGGTGGTGGTGTTGTTAGAGTTCGTTGTGAAATTACTGCGGCCGCTGGTGTTACTGGTAATGAGTTCGTTGGTGGAGCTGGTCGTGATGCGGCTGGTGCGGCCCAAGATGCTAACAATAATACATGTTTTATTAGTAGAGATACAATGTTTAATACCATACCACGAGTTGTTCTTACTGATGTTAAGTTCGTTCTTAAAACAGCACAACCTCCAGCAGGATATGTAGAACAGTTAGCAAAATCTACGATGACTGAAGAAGGAGCAGTTCATGATTATCTTACCTATTCTTGCTATCGTAACAATACCACCGCAGCCGAGCAAACAGTCCAGCTGAATATGCCCGTAATTAATCAGATGGCTACTTCTGTTCTAACACTATGCACCGAAAATGGATTAGCAGAAGAGGTATATAATGATAATTTAGGAACTATTGTGGATAATGTAGATAACTATAATTATTTAGTTAATAATAAATTACAACCAACACGCAAGGTTGAATTATCACAATTATCTGCGGCTGTTCCAAAAACAGAACAAGTTGCCCTATGGGAAATGGAAAAGGCACTTGGTTCAGCACGATGCACTGTTAGAAAACTAGAAGGACAAGAAGGTAATTTCCTTATTGGACGAGCATTAGCAAAATATGGTGGTGTATATAATTTACAAGCAGATGGTAATTTAGGACTTCGTGTTGAATATTCTACAGCAAATCCTCCACAGAAAAATAAACTATGGATTAATCAGATTGCTTCTATTCGTCGCCTAGTTGTAAATCGTGATGGTGCTTCTGTTATCTATTAGATGGAATAATAATTTATTTTAAAAAAAATATAGTTATTATTTATAAATGAATACTAGCAGACAAGTGGTTCAAGTAAATCCAACGAATACTTCCAGTTCTGGATTGTTCGGCGATAGAACTGGCTTAACGCAAATTGTTTTTGAAATACCAGCGGATCCAAAGATAATGAATGGTAAATCACTTCGTGTAAGTGGAACTTTTGCTGTAAAAAATGGAGATGGAACAGCACCAAGTAATGCTTCTAATTGGTGTGGAAATAGTGCTAATCCTGCTAACGCTCCAGTAGGTGATATTTACATTGATGGTAGAACCGGAGTATCAAGTGCCTTTGAAACTATTTCTATTCAGTCGCTGGGAACTGGTGGAACTTATTCAACAATCAAGTCATATAATCGCCTATGTGCTTCTCTTATGCCTCTTAATGAATCAATTAAAAGTTATCTTAATGGTGGTGTTGATAGTATTTATGGAGCATTAGCAAAAGATGTTTCTCAAGCAAAAAAATGTGATAAACCTTTTGAGTTCGCAGTTCCTATTCTTGATGGACTAATTCAAGGAGTGCCTATAGATTTATCACTTGTGCAGGGCCTCCGCGTAGTCATAACTCTGGCCCCAAGTAATTATGTTATACATAACAATACCTTTAGAAACATTGGGCCAGCATCAACTGCTGGAACTTCTAATGGTGGTGCTTATTATGAAATGAGTGATTTAACTTTATCTTTTGAAGCAGAAACTGGTGATGAAGCATTCCAGCAGTCACTCATGAGTAACAAAAATGGTGTTCTTACATACAATACATTTACTTCTTTTTATAATGTTATTAATGGAACAGACCATAACCTCTCACTCAATATTAATACTGGACGCACACTTGCTGTTATTTCTAATCTTATTCCATCAAGTTTTGTTAATAGTTACAGTTATGATTCACAGAGAACTTTCCAACCTCTTCAAGATAAGGGAGGTCAGTTGAAGAGAAATATTCAAGTGGAAGATGTAGTATTTACAAAGGGTGGTCTTCGTATTCCACTAGATTTTGAGGTCCAATCAGAGGAAACACAGAGTGAAGGTGTAGCAGATAGTTTAAAGAACAAGGTTGAACTTAATGCTATTAGAAACGAATGGAGATTAGCAAATGCTGTTAAATCACTTAAGACAGAACTTTCTAATGATGTTGGTAGTGGTAATACTACTGTAGGAAGCACCGGACAAGCAAGATACAATAGGGAAAGATATTCTATTGTTGAGGAAGACCAAATACAGAACTACAATATTGGTGTGAATATGGACCATATTAGTGAAAATGGTCTTAATTTCAAGGGAACACCTTTTGGAATGAGAATGAGATTAAGGGCTCCAGATGGTGCTAATGTGCAACCTCATTCACTTTATCTTTTCATTAAACATAAAAACTCAATCATGATACAGAATGGAGCAATATCTGTAATGAATTAATTTAGCATTTTGGAGAGAAAAATATAATATTAAAAAAAACTTGTTGATTTAAATATTTTAATATTATATATTATAAAATGAGTAGAGGACAACCACT